TGCTGCTTCACATTTAAATGAAGATGGCTATGTTGAATGGGCTAAAGCAATTATTGAAAATCTTAATCACTATATTACTAGAACCGCAAAAGTAAAGAGAAGATAATATGTTACAATCATTAATGAGTAGAATGCCAATGAATGCGTTAGGTATGGGTATGCCAACTGGCTATGGTCCAGGTATGATAGAATCCCAAATGGGATCTGGTATGGGTATGGGAATGGAAATGCCAGGAGAAGAATTACCAGTACCAAAGAAAAAGAAAAAAGCTCCAGCTAAAAAGAAAGCTGGAAAGAAGATAAAGAAAAAATGAAAATCAGAACTAATACAAAAGCTGATCTACAGTATGTAAAAAATCGTACTGGTCCTAAACCAGATTCTAAAAAACCAATTCAAACTAAGAAACCTAAGACTCGTTCTAAGTAACGAACAATCTAAAGGAGAGATATTTAAATGCCAGACATCAATAATACTGAACAATCTCAACCTGTTGAGACTCAGTTAGCCACTCCAGTTCAGACAGAAGATCCTCAAATCACTCATGAGCGTGCCGCTTTTATGCGTTATGTTCAAGATCAAGGACAAAAAATTCCTAATAACTTCAAGTCTGCTGATGATTGGTTTAATAGCTTGGTAGAAGCCCGTAAAGGATATACTCAAGCCAGACAGGAGATCGCTTCGCTTAAGAAGCAATACAATCAAAACGGAGTGAATAATCCTGGATATCAGGACTCACCTCCAGTTGCTCAGGCTCAGCCCGAACCAGTTGAGGATCTATCAGGTATTCCTGAGGACCTTAAGATTACAACACCACCCCCTCCACAACCTGGGGTTACTGGTCGAGTTAGCACAGAAGATTGGCTTCGTTGGGGTAAAGAAATTGACTCAACGGGTGCCGTAAGTGCTGCTACTCGTAAAGAAATCCAGGATAAGATGGGTGCGGATGAAGTAATTATTGAGCAAATGATTAAAGGCCGCAAGGCTTTAGCTAAGCAATCTTGGGACGATGCTGCTTCGGTTGTCGGAGGTAATGACAACCTTAAGCGTATGTTTAAATGGGCCCAAGAAAATCTAACAGCTGAAGAGGTTGCAGCCACTAATCGTGCCCTACAGACTAATGCCTATAAGAATGTCCTCCTGGGACTTAAGGCTAGGTTTGAGCAACAAAACCCACCAAAGGCTAGTGTACAGGAACCAAAGCCTATGGACAATCGGGTTAATCCTTCTCAGGTTCCACAATCCGTACAGGTGTTTAAGAGCTTTGCTGAACAACAAGCTGCTTTAAGAGATCCAAGGTATCGCGTTGATGCCAACTACAGACAAGCAGTTGAAGCAATGGTTGTTAATTCATCTAAGTATGGTTTTAGAAATCGTTAACTCCGTATAATCTTGTAAGAAATTCTATTATGTTTTTCTTACGGACACGGACTAATTAATAATTTCTCCTTCGTTTAAAGTTTAAAATTAATAGAGAGTTTCTATATAAGGAGAAACAATTATGGCTTTTGGTGCAGCAGTAGATCCAATTTTCCCCGTAGGTTCAAATGTTAGTAAATGGCCAGATGGTGGTTCAGCCGCCTCAACAACCTCAATTCCGAGTGTCGCTGGTGTTACCAACGGTGTTAGTAATGATCCAAATTACTGGCTTCCTATTTGGTCTGGCGAAGTAATTAATGCTTATGATCAGTATAATTTATTTGAACCCCTAGTTACAACTGAAACTATTGAATCAGGTACAACTAAACGTTTCCCAGTTACTGGTACTGTATCAAGTATTGGTAAATGGAACGCTGGTGTTGAGCTTCTTGGGGATAGCGGTATTTCTACTCCAGGTTGGTTTGATATTTCTCTCGATGAACGCCCAATGGCAGCATTCTTTGAATTAGATGATATTCATTTAATGCTCACTCAGTGGGACTATCGTTCAGAACTAGCTCGTCAAGCTGGTTTACAACTAAGCTACATTCGTGATAAGCAACTTGCTTGTATGATTGCACAGGGTGCTTTCACCGCAGCTCGTGCTCCACTCACAGCTGAAGATCAAACAAATGGTGCAAATAACGCTGGTATGAACCATGCATCTGTAAATGCTCTTCCACCAGATGCTAAGTTTAATTTACTTGGTTTCCGTGGTGCTAACGCAGCTGAACGAACAGATGCTGCTTTACTTCTTCTAGATTATCTAGAGCGTTATATGGTTCGTCTTTCTGAAATTGATGCAACTCTTGGTGATGTTTATTGTGCTGTAAGCCCACAAGCTTTCCACGATATTCGTGCCCTTGGTATTGCTCGTCAGTCTGGCGATCTCTTTGGTGGTTCTGGTCGTCCATTCTTTGGTGGTGTAGCTGAAGCTGGTGGTCTTGGTAGTCCACTTACTCAAAACATGTTTGGTATTTCTGAAGTTCTTGAGTACATGGGTGTTAAGATTGTTAAGAGTAATCATCTTGCTCAACTTGATCATGCTAAGGTTGAAAATGGTCTTACTTATAATGCTCCTGTAGGTCAAGGCTCAACCGATGCTAAGTATGTAGCTAGTGATGAGGTTACTGTTATTGGTAATCTTGGTGATTCCAAGTATAACTTTGGTTGGTTTGATGGTACCTTTGGAGCTACTTTAGCCGATACTATAGTTAATGATACTGGTGTAGTCCAAGGTAGCCAAACCATGAAACCAGTTAAAGCACTTATCTGGCAAAAGTCAGCCGTATGCTCACTACGTCTACAAGGTATGAAGGTTGAGTCTGTTAAGGATGTACGCCGTGGTACTTACTTCACTGTAAATTCCATTATGGCTGGTGCTGGTATCCTTCGCCCAGAACTCTGTGGCGCAATTCAAGGCACTTATTCAACTTAATCTTAGCGTTAGCTAATTACATTTTGGTATTTGTACCTAGGGGGTCGAAAGATCTCCTAGGTATTTTTTTCTCAGGAGGTTTAATGAAACCATTTAATCCAATTTCGCATTCTAAAGGTCTTGGTGATACTGTAGCTAAGGTAGCAAGTAAGTTAGGTTTCAAAAAAACCGAAAGTTGTGGGTGTCAGAAACGCCAAGAATTTCTTAACAAGTTAGTTCCCTATGGGAAGAAAGGAACTAAGTAATGGGACTATACAGCTATCTAGACGCAGTTAATCACATGCTGTTGTCCTCTGGTGAGCATTTGGTATCTAATCTTAATAATGATGCTGGTGTCGATACAAGCGTAGCCGATTTCATTCTTAAACAGACAATCAAAGCGTATGTAATGAGAGGTATTGCTAATAACCGATATGTTACTACAATTCAACTAGGAACAATTACTGTAGATGGTGTCACAACGAATAGTGGTATTCCGTTGCCATCTAATGCTTGTTATGCTCAGGTCGTGGAACCTTTATTCGATTCTACGACGGGGGAGGTGATCCAGACTACAATTAAAGTCGCGGATAACGGAGGACCTGTGCTATTCAATATTACCAAGCAAACAGTAGTGTTTGAAAAAGAATTGAAAGTAGAAGTCGTTGTTACTCTAGGTGATGAAGCAAGTAAGTATGGCTGGGATGATATTGATTCTGCTTTGCAAAGAGGAATCATGGAAACCGCAGCCAGAGAATATCAAATGATTACCCAAGGTGATCTTGACCTAGATAAACGAATGGCAGTTAAGGAACAATACCATCTTGCTAGAGGTCGTGCAGGAGACATATTCAAAAAGAACAGATCATTCCTAATGGGCGATGCTGGCACTAGAGCCGCAGTAGATCGTAGAGGAATCCTAAGTAATGATCCCTATTTTACAAGAACGAGGTTTTAAATGGGTTTATTGAGAGTACCAATTAGTTCACTTAGTGGAGGTGTAGGGCGACAAGCACCTACTAAACGCTTATCAACTGAAGCTGAAAACCTTGACAATTGCTTGGTATCTCTTGAAAGATCTGTCGAGAAAAGACCACCACTTAATAAGGTTACTTATACTAAGAATGGTGTAGATACTGGTTCTAGTTATTTACCAGTAAGTTATGTAGATCCACCCACTACTTGGACTGGTGCAGGTGGAGCAGGAGTACCAAACTTTAATACAGACAATCTTTATTTTCATTATCTAGATATTGATGGTTACAATAGATATTGTATTATTATCAATAGGGCAGCTTATACTTATGATCCTACATTTGTTAAGGCTTTTACTTGGACCCCAGCAGGAGGAAGTCCTATTACCATTAATCTAGCTAACTTTATATCTGTATTTAGAATTGAACCTACCGAATGGGTAGAAGAAGAAATAGACTTGACTGCTGGTATAGTAGGAAATACCAGTGGATTTAATAGAGGTATATTTGAGTACCTAACCTTTGGAAACAAGAGTGTAACTAGTTCTTATAAGATGGCTAATACTAACTATACAATAGAACCTACTTCAATTAAAGATACCTTTGGTTCAATGGACTTTGATGTTGGCATGATTCTATGGAATAAACTAGTACCATTAGATTATTTACCAGATAAC